TTTCTAAACAAGCTGATTTACAAGTTAGGTCTTCTATCCAAAGAAATACAGACCAAATATTTGATGAGGCTATACAAAATGTACCTGTTGAATTTAATTATTTAAGAGGTTCGGGTGTACCAAATACTCAAAACCCTTATGTAGGTATAGTTTCTTTTGGAGGAGATGCTGCACCTTATGCTCCTTATGTTGAATTTGGTACAGGAACAAATGTTAGAATTCCACAAGGCTTTAGCGATTTTGCTATGCAATACTTTGTAAATGGTAAAGGAACTATGAAAGCACAACCATATCTTATTCCAGCTTTTATTAAGTATAGAAAAATCTTTTTAAAAGATATGAAACAAATAGCTAAAAATATTAGTAAATAAATCGTAAATTTGTGGAATGAAAGATGTCGGAGAACTTATTAGACAAAAACTTTACGAAAGGTTAAGCGGTGCAATCGTTATAGACCTACAAGAAGTTCCAGTATTTGATTCGGCATCAGTGTTAGCAGCAGCGACTGAACCATATATTTTACTTTCTACTTTTGCTTCTACGGAAGTTTTAGAGGGCAGTAAACAAGCATATGGTCAAGAAGTGAGCGTTTTAATTGAGGTGGGTACAAGGTTTGATAACTCTTTTGGTGGTAAATTACTATCAGATAGAATATCAAACGAAGTAATAGAGTTAGTTAGAACAAGGCAGGATGGGTATTTGGATTTATTACCTGATTGGTATGTAATCAGAACACTAATGGAGAGTACAAATACACTTGAACAATTGGTAGACACAGGAGTTTTAGTGAGAAGATTAATAAGATTTACATTTAAAATACAACAAGGAATATGAGCGTATTAAACGGTTCGGATATATTAATTTACGATGCAGATACGAATTTTCCGTTAATGTGTCAAACAAATGTAACTATTACAATGAATGATGCTATGATAGATGCTACTTGTAAGCAAGATGGCGGTTATTCAGTTTCATTACCAGGCTTGAGAGATTTCTCCTTTACGGCTGATGCTTTAGTAAACTTTGATGAAGGAGTAGCTGATTTAGGTATAACTACTTTATTTGCTGCTTACGATGCTAAAACACCTATCAATATTGGAATAGTAAATTCTGTAATACCTTTAGGCTATTATATTGGATTGGCTTATGTTGCAAGTATAGAAATTAACGCTCCTATGGAAGATGTGGTAACTTATACCGTATCATTTACAGGAACATTTGAAATAACAGATTAATTAACAATTAAAAAATAATAATATGGCAATTTACAACGGAACGGCTCAATTACTTAAATTAGGTACTTCGGGTTCAGAACAAACTTTGGTACAATTAACAAATTGTACGATGTCAGCAAATGCAGATTTATTCGATACTACTTCTAAAGAAAGTGGTGGATGGAAATCAGTAATGCCAGGCTTAAGAGATGTAACTTATTCAGGAGAAGGATTAGCAGACTTTACAGATGCTTCATCACCTTCTAAATACGATTTAACAGAGATTTTTAATGCTTATAACAATAGAACATTATTATCTGTTAAGTTTACAAATAGCATTAGTACATTTTCTCAAAGTGGTTACATTTCTTCTTTTGAAGTATCTGGTCCAATGGAAGATGTTGCTACTTATACTATTGAAATAACAGGAACAGGCGCATTAACATTTGCATAACTAAAACAAACAAACTATGAACGGAATACTTGAACTTACTCTCAATGGGGAAGTAAAGCAATTAAAGTTTTCTAACTATGCGTTAGAGACTTACACAAAGATTAGTGGTAGTGATATCGGTAATATTAAAGAAATTGGAGAAGATTATAGTCAGTTACAAATGATAACTGATTTAGTTTATTCGGGTTTAACTGGATATTACAGAGGTAAAAGTTTAATTATAGACTTCACATTTGAAGATGTAGTTGAATGGGTAGATGACTTAAGTTATGAAAGTCAATTACAAGTTATTAAGTGCTTTACCGAAAGTTGTTTAAAGATAACGCAAGAAATGATTAAAGCATTTAAAGCGATGTCTACCGAGCAACAAGGAGAAAAAAAAAAGTAACTTGGGATGATATCTTGGATTGTGCGGTAATGGACTTGGGTTTATTGCCGCATATTTTTTGGGATATGACTTTTGTTGATTATTATAGATACTTTATTTATAAAAGAAAGCAAGATGCTAACGAGTGGGATAGGACCAGGACTTTAATGTCTTACATTCTAAACACACAAGTTGAGAAGAAAAATCAAAAGAAACCAAAAGAAATATTACCATTATGGATTGATATTTTAAGTAGGTTAAACAAGAAAATTACCATTACTACTCAAAAAGATAAAGAAGCGATTTTGGAAAAATTAAAGCCGAAAGAAGATGGTAAATGAAAAAATAGTAGTTGAATTAAGTGCTAATATAAAAGCATTAAAAGACCAATTAAAAGAGGCTGAAGGAGTTTTAAAAGGATTTTCTGATAATACGGAAAGTAATAACAAAAAAGTTAAAGATTCTTTTAATGGTGCTACTGAAGGAATTAAAAACCTTGTAGTAGGCTATTTAAGTTTAAATGCTGCAATTCAAGCAGTAGGTGCTTCATTTGATAGAGCATTAAAATTAGATGCTATTAATTCAGCTTTAACTGCGGTTTTAGGTTCTACTGAAGCAGCCGCAGCACAATTCCAACAACTATCACAATTTGCAGACCAATATGGTTTAAATCTTGTCGCAGTTGGCGAGGCTTATAAAAACTTTGCAGCAGCAGCAGTTTCTGCAAATGTCCCTTTAGAACAAACAAATTATATATTCGAATCAGTAGCTAAAGCTGCATCGGTGCTTAAATTGTCTAATGATGATTTAAAAGGGTCTTTGAATGCTTTAAGTCAAATGATATCAAAAGGAACGGTATCTGCTGAAGAGTTAAGAGGTCAATTAGGAGAGCGTTTACCTGGTGCTTTTAATTTGGCTGCAAAAGCTATGGGAGTTACTACTGCTGAATTGGGTAAGATGCTTGAGAATGGCGAAATTATGGCAGGAGATTTATTGCCTAAATTAGCTTTAGAATTAAATAAAACATTTGGAGATAAAATTACAGGTAATGTAGATTCATTACAAGCAAGTACAAATAGATTAAGTAATACTTTTACAAATGCTATTAATGATGGTCATATTGGAGAGTTTTTTAAAACAATAGTTGATGGTGCTAATAGAACTTTAGAAATACTTGAAAGTAAATCTTGGGGAGAGTTTTTTAATAGATTTTCTGCTGCAATTACAAGTAATACGGCACTTGCTGATTCTTATTCAATGGTTTATAATGAATTAAATAAACTAAATAATGAAACTAAAAAAACTAATGTAGATGTTTTAAAATCATTTGGAAGTCCTGCTGCATCAAAAACAACCGCAACTAAAACTAAAAGACCTGCACCAGGTTCATCAATGATGACCTCAATGGGCGATTTAACAGATGCTAAAGCTGGTATAGCTGCTCAAGAATTAGAGGAATTTAATGCGGTAGTAGAAAGATTAACTTTAAATGTTGATACTCTTAAAAGTTCTTATAATGGCTTATGGACTGACCCAGCAATGGAAGCCTATATTGCAAATTTAGAAACTATAAAAGGATTATTAGCAAGTGCTTTAACTACTGCTTTTAACGATGCTTTAGATAGTGGTAAAAACTTTTTTCAATCACTTGGTCAAGCGTTATTACAATTAATTAAAAAGTTAGTTATTGCTGCTGCGGTTGCTGCTTTATTAAGTTTCTTTTTAGGTGGTATTGGTGTTGCATCTTCAATAAGTGGATTTGCTCCAATATTTAAACAACTTTCAGGACTTGATTTTAGTCAAGGTAGTGCAACAGGCTCAAGAATAGCTATGCCAAGTTCTTCAACAGGTCAAGGTGGTTACCAAGTAGATATAATGGGCGATAAAATGAGAATGCTTTTAGATAATACTGCAATTAAAAATTCGAGGGTAATATAATGTTTTATAATCATCTTTATAATTTACAATTTAAAGGATTAGACCAAGTAGGTACTAATTTTTATTACAAGGTTAAGTTTGAAAAACAAGAAGCTACGGTAAGAACTCCTGATGTAATAGATTTAGTTCCAGCGCAAGATGCACCTTTTGTTTTAAATTATAAAGCAAGTAAAGACAATATCTTTGCTCCTATTCGTTCTTCTTATGCGGATATAAAATGTTTTATTCCTTTTAATTCTGTTATACAACCTTCTGATTTTTTCTTTGATACTGATGAATATACTTGGAAAATAAGTCTTTACGAAACTGATGGTACTACTTCAACTTTAAAATGGAGAGGATTTCTTTTACCGGATGTTATTCAATATGAATGGCAGGAGCAATACTATCTTCAATTAACTGCTACTGATAACTTAGCAGTATTAAAAGATATTAAATATACAAGAGAAGATTATTACGCTTTATATGATGATACAAATGTTGATGTAGGTATAAGTATTAGTAGTTTTGTTTGTAGGTTATTAAAAAAGACTGGAAGCGATTTAGATGTTGCTTTTTATAGTCAATTTAAAATAAATGATGTTCTTTATAATACAGTAAATTTAAAATTATCAGAATACTCTTCAGTAGATTGGTCTACCTTTGAACCAAAGAATTGCTATTTTCTTTTAACTTCATTAATGGAATCTTTAGGTTGTATGTTATATCAATCTAATAAAGATGCTACTTGGTATATTGTAGGTGTTAATGATGTAGCCGTAAACCAATTAGTTGGTAACGGTGATTTTAGTCAAAGTGGTCCTTCACCTGATACTTATGTATATTGGATAGTTGATGGTGATGTTATTAATTCCCCTACTGGTGGTTTAAATGGCAGTCAGTGTCCTAAAATATTTGGGGATAATTCTTCTCAAGTAAGACAAACTTTATCTTTTTTAGCTGCTCAATATATTGTTTCTTTTTGGGCAAAGAATTTTGATACAGGAAGTTCTCCAAAAGCGGTTACAAGAATTGAAATAGATGGTGTTGAAGTATTTAGTCAAGGAACTACTGACGACTGGGTTTATTATGAATTTCTTTATACTGCAAGTGCAGGTTCATTTGAAATAAATTTCTTTAATAATAATGATGATACAACAGGTTATCTTTTATTAGATAATGTATCAGTAAAACAAAAGTTTCAAAATGGTTTAAAATATAATATTGATGGTACTTATTTAACTGGTTATACTTTTAGTTTTTATTCATCTATTGGAAATACAGGAAATGTTAAATGGTCAGATACAAATCAATTAGTTAGTCTAAATAAACGATTGACAAATGTTCAATTTAAATACCCTTACTACGAAAGAAACTTACTTAATAACTACGGGTTTTTTAAGGATTACGCAAGCATAACTACTATTCCAACAAATTGGGATACTGTAGTTCCAGCTGCTTCATTAACTCCTAATTTCTTAAATGTTTCAGGAGAAAATAGACCTTATGATGAAAAGATTTTTGCAGTTTTAGCAAATGGTTTAAAATCTGGTCCTATTTTTAATACTATTGGTTTATATAATTTATTTAGGATTTCAAATGCCAATACTTTTATTAATTATTTTGCAGTTAAGGTAGAATGTAATGTATTTTTTGATGGTTCACACGAACCTGGGGATAATATTATGTTAGCTTTTGCTAAATCACTTGACGGAAATCCAAATAATTCAAATATAAGATATTTAAATACGGATGGGGTATTTGGTAATGAAGGCTCAAGCCTAATTTGGGATGGTGGTCTTTATATGTCTGTTCCGATGAGCGTTGAACAAAATTGGCAAAAATATAAATGCTATTCTAAATTTGACCAAAACTCTTTAGATACAGGTTATGTAATGAATAATTGGGGTACTTTTATTATAAGACATCAAAGAAGCAGTAATGATGATACTGTACATACAACTTATATTGATGACATTAAAATAAGTATTATTCCTAAAGATTACCAAAATACAAAAGGTTTTATTTATAATGCTACAAATGTTACTAATGAATTTCCTTTATTAAGACCATTTACAAATACTTACAATATAGATAAAGGTCAATATCACGGTGGTATTGTTGATATTTACGAATCTCAAGTAATTGAAGATTTTATTGGATATACAGAGCCTGAATATAACCTTATTCAAAGTTCAACAAAATGGCTAAGAAGGTGGGAAGAAGCAGGAGTTTTAAATCCTGCAAGACCATTACAAGAATGTATCACTCGTTCAATTTTATCTTTTTATCAAACTACTTGGCAGAAATTTACAGGTAATGTTTACGGTAAGAATATAAACTTTGGTCAAGTATTTAATATTGCTTTAGCACAAGGATTACACTTTATGCACGAGGCATCTTTTGATTATGTTAATAACAAAACTAATATTACATTACACCAAAGCCAAACTGATAGAGAAGAAAATGATTTTAGGTCTTGGAATACTACTGAAGATGATATGGGCGCAGGTCAAGGTCAGCCAGGTAGTACAACAACAAATATACAAGAAGCAGAGTAATGAATGAGTTAAAAGAAATAAACGACCAGCTTAAGGCTTTGTCAATAAGTGTGGAAATGATTAGCCAGGCTATTACAGGCTCAAAGCTAAATAGGAATGGAATCTTACAACGATTAGAAACAAT